GTGTTAATTGACAAGGAAACAAGGGGACGCGAAATAAGGTGGAAGAAACCGAAAGAAACCGGCAATGACCGGGAGAAATGGCGTAACAGAGCCGTTTATAAGTGCAAAGGAATGCAAGTGAATAGAAAGAGCGCCGGGAGTGGTTGTCAATCACTTTCGGCGCTTTTTTGCTGTTAAACGGACGAAATGAGCTAACGGCTGGAAAAGTTTGCGGGGCGTTTAAAGAATTTAAAAGATGTGTTTAAACGGCTGTATAATGCGGTTTAAAGCTATCAACGTGATTTAAACGCGCTTTTAAAAAGATGTATTTTTAATACAAATTATGTAAATTGTAGCAAGGAACTCAAGGAACAAAAATAGCCCTGTCAAGGAACCGCTTCCTTGACACAAAAAAACGGCGCAGAAACAATCAATCCGCGCCATTTTTTGTGCACTTTTTTATACTATTAAAAATGTGTTTTAGAAACTACTTCGGCAATGCCTATCACTTTTCCAAAACAAACTACAGTTTCGTGCTTACTGAGATCTATTGGCTTGTACTTTTTGTTGTAAGAAATCAAAAATCTTCCGCCGTATTCTTTAATGCAGACATTCCCGTCAATTAGGAAAATACCTACCTCTCCTTTGCGAACGCACGGGCAGGATTCTACTAGGACTATATCGCCGCTGTGAAATTCGTCCTCCATACTATCGCCGGAAATAGGAATAGCAAAGTCGGCAGCTAGTGCTTCCGGAGTGCTGCGGACGGTTATTGTTTCAGCGCTTGCTTCGTCAAGGTATAATCCTGTTCCAGCGCAAGCAGCACGGTTGTAGTATGTTTTGTCACAAGTACCGTTTAGGGGCAAGCATTTACCTATAACATCGTTCTGTTCAGTTTTATTCTCTTTTTCCTGTTCAGCAGCTCGTTCGGCAGCAAGCTCTGCAAGAGTTTCAGCTCGTTCCATTACTTTAGCTCTATCAATAAGCGACAATTTATCCAAAATATTAAGCATTTGAGTTTGTTCATTAGATAGTTGCGGCTGAGGCTCCAAACCCGTAAGCAGATAGTCCGTTGATACGTTTAAACGCACTGCCAGTCGAAGAACAATATCGCTATTAGGCGCAGCACCTTTTTTCCAGTTAGATATTGATCCTTTTGCTCCACCGCATTCCGCGACTAGCGGTGTAATTTTCACGCCTTTTTTATCGCAAATAGCCTTCAAGTTGTCATAAAACATACAAATGTCCTCCGAAATAGCTGTGCAAAACGCTGAAATTCATTTAAATGGGTTTTTCTATTGACAAACCCATTTAAATGAATTATAATATACTTGTACCCCGACAGGGGTATGCAAGGGCATACTGCCCCGAATACATTTTACCACAACGTGGCTAAAAAATCAACAGTAAGGAGGTTTTAAAATGCTGTTTAGCAATATTTTAAAGCGTAAGCGTGAAGAAAAAGGTCTTACGCAGGCGGAAGTTGCCGAGCGAATCGGAACGACACAGCAGAATATAGCAAGTTTTGAGAGCGGATACAAGGTGCCGTCGCTCAAAATAGTAGTCGCTGCCGCAGATTTCTTCCACTGCTCGGTAGACGAAATGATAGGGAGGGCTGTTTCATGACCGTAAACAAAAAGCTCATCTGCGAAAAGATGTGCGAACTGCTCCAGCTCACCGAGGTTGGTCAGCAGATCAAGCTCAAAAGCATTGACTACAATCCCGAAACTGGAGAAGTTGCTTCCAGCTACTACAGCGAGCATTTCGGTAGGGATTTTACAAGTTACATTGATGTATCAGAAGATAGTGGCGAAGCACTTATCAGACACATCATTTATGACCTGCTTGGTGATTGAGGAAAGGAGAAACTAGTATATGAGCATGAACAAAATGACCGCAGCAGTTACCGCCGCTCTGGAGAAGCTTGGCTATCGCCGGATCCGCGAACTGCAGATCACCTGCCCCACCCAGAACAGGGCGAACGTTTACCTGAACGACGAGTATTTCGGAGTATTCGACTTCGAACGCAACACCTTTGTAGACTGAGGCGAGCAATATGGAAAGCAAATCAGATTTTTCTAATCTGCTCAAAGACTACCGAAAAAAGAATGGGCTTACACAAAAGGCATTTGCTTCGTTAGTCGGGCTGTCTTACGATACTATCATAGGCTATGAACACGGCAGGAGCAAGCCGTCACCTGTTGCACGGAAAAAAATTGCAGAGAAAACAGGTATTGAAATCGCGCTTATTCCTCAAGGAAAAAATGGTGCGAAAATAGACTATTCAGAACCTTTGACTGATGAAGAGCGCGAGTTCGCAGAAATCAACCATTCTGAAATATGGAAATTTCTCAGAATCAAGAGGTTATCGTTTGATGAATGGTATGATACTGTGGTTTTCGGATATCTCCGTGCAGTCAAAATTCGTTTTCTCAGACCAGACCTTAAAGAGGTGCCGTTTTCTTACATTGCATTTCGCAATATGGAATCAACACTTTCCAACGAGAGACGGAAACAAACACGCCGTCCTAGGACTGTCAGTCTTTACAATAGCTGTTACTCCAACTCTGATAAGCCTATGATAGACGAAATGTGCAGTCCTTACGACAATATAAACACAGATTTTTAAGAGTTTTGCAATCGATTGCAAAACAGAACAGGAGTACACCATGATAAGAAACAACGACATAATCCAGGGCTACACCGTCCTGATGGTAGCTAACGGAATGATTCTTGCTCATTCCAAGACCGCCCCTGACCCCTACGTTGTATGGCATACCGCCGAGAACGGCAACGATGTGTACGACGGCAAGTACCTGCCGAACAAGGAGGACGCCGAGTGGGATTTCTGCACTAAGGCTTTCCCGTGGTTTGAGGATAACGCCCCCATAAACATCATTGAGGACAACGCAGCAGAAAAGATTGACAGTTTCAACTGGTACCTTGATGGTGCAAAGGAACGCGTGGAATCCTGCAGAAGCGTTCTGGACGAGATACAGGAGGCAATGGGCAATGCCTCTGCTCTGGTTGAGGACATGGTCGCAGAACACGAAAAGCTGGTCGGAAAGAAAGCAGCTCCGCAGGAGGAAAGCGACGATTCCAAAATCGACTATATTTCTGATTTTGATTTTGAAGAAACTACTAAAATTTCATCAGCTATCTCTGAACATCTTTCAAAGCTCAAAGACGAGTCAAAGTCAGAAAAGGAACCGCTATTAACTCAGAATTTTAGCGGACGAGGACACAGAGTTGTCCACGTTAAAATCAAAAAAGTAACCAAGTAGATGAAAACAGCCGAAACGAGCAGCCCGGCAGCGGGTTGTTCGTCCGCAGGGAATGACCGCCCTGCGCTGATGATGGCAGGTCGGAGCATAAAAAATAGAGCCTCGGCAGAAACGACTACACTTTGCACAACGTATCGCTTCTGCTGACCGCAAGGCTCCGTCTAAAGTATATCAGAGCATTAAGCTTTTGTCAAGTAAAATTCTTACAGAAAGGAGAGATCACTTTGACTTACCTATCAACGGCAGAGGTCGCGGAAATCAAGGGCTGCACACCCAGATACGTTCGTCAGCTCGTCCAGAACGGCAAGCTTATAGGCGAAACAAAGGATAACGCCGCGAACAACCGCACCGAATACATGATCCCGCTGACAGCGCTGCCGCAGGACTTACAGCTTAAATGGGAAAATCAGCAGCGCCGCTCGCTGGGTTTAGAGCCGGTTAAAAAGGCGATTAAAGCCCCTTTAAAGGCTGAAAGTACACGCCTTACGCTGGACGACCTTACGGATAAGCAGCGCAGCGAACTGTACCTCTGGACAGGGATAATCAAGGACTGGCTGACTATCCGGGACAGCTACGAGCAGTACAGCAAGGGCGAGATAGACGAGATGTACGTTCAGGCGGCGCGGCTGAAATACCCCGACCTTGAAATAAGCACGGATATTCTTTACCGCAGACTCAAAGCCTACCGGAACTCGGACATTTCCGGGCTTATCGACAAGAGGGGCGGCAGCAACAAGGGAACCACCACCGTTCCGGAGTTCATGCTGAACGCGTTCAGCCGGTTCTACCTCGATCAGCAGTGCCTTCCGATAACGAGCTGCTACAAATTCACCCGGGACTGGGTGCAGGAGAATTACCCGGAAAGTCTGCCGGATATGCCGTCAGAGCGCACGTTTCGCCGCAGAGCCGAAGATATACCGTATGCGGTGCGAATGTACTTCCGCAACGGCGACAAGGCGTTCTCAGACAAGTGCCTGCCGTATGTCGAGCGACTTTACGACGACCTCCACGCAAACGATGTCTGGATAGCAGATAACCACACTTTCGATTTCTTCACCGCAGGAAAGGACGGCAAGGTTCGCCGCCTGTACCTCACAGCGTTCCTGGACGCCAAGTCCGGCGCTATGATGGGCTGGAATCTCACATACGCGCCCTCCGGCGACAGCACGCTGCTGGCGCTCCGGCATGGAATACTGAGGTGCGGAGTTCCGAAAGCGGTGTACTTCGACAACGGTTCCGAGTTCCTTGTATCGGATATCGGTGGACGCGGACACCGCCGCCGGAAAGACTGGAACAAGGATCCTCTGCCGCCGAACATCTTGCAGTTCCTCGGAATCGAAATGCACAACGCTATCGTCCGGAACGCAAAGGCGAAGCCCATCGAGCGCACGTTCTGCACATTCAAGAACCAGTTTTCGCGCTGCATTCCCACATTTTGCGGCGGCACGATTCTGGAACGCCCGGAAAGCCTGAAATACAAGCTGAAGCACGGAATTATTCCAGAGGAAGAACAGATACGTATAGCGCTGGATTCCTACATCGACGGCTGTTTCAACGCCGCTCCCTACGGCGGCAAAGAGCGCCGCTACAAGGGCATGAGGCGGTTTGAGGTCTGGAACAGCAGCATACAGGACACCGTATTCCGCACAGCGGACGAAGCTAACCTCTCAATGCTGCTCAAACGCGTCAGCAAGCCGCAGGCAGTCAACCGCAACGGCGTGTACATCAACTTCGCCGGAGAAAAGCTGTGGTACCGCGGCGCAGACACCGTGCTGCACATCGGCGAAAAGGTGTATGTGCGCTACGATCCGGCGGATCTCCGCAGCGTGCGCGTGTATGACATGGCTACGGACAAGTACCTCTGGACGTGGGATCTGGACGACGACCTCCTCGTTGACTACCTTACCAACCACCTTGAAGATATCGCCACCGCCGAGAAGCAGATCGCCGAGAGCAAGAAGCTCGTCCGGGAATACGGTCGCGGAATCCTCGACAGCGTGGACGCAGACAAGCGTATCGACATCTTTGCCGCTATGGTCAAGAACTCCGTCGAGGGCAGCAAGGACATGGTATTCAAAAAGCCTGCGAAATTCGTCCCGGTATTCTCTGAGGAGAAGCTGGAGAAATCCCCGGCGCTTGGGGATATCAGCGAGATCTCCGTCAATATTGATATCCTGGATAAGTTAAACGCAGCGGCGGCGAGCCGCAGAAAGGACTGACATCATGGCAGAACAGAAAATCATCAGGAAGCTTACGCCGAAACAGCGCGAGGCTCTTGAAAAGATAACGGCAACCGCCGCGGAGCTTGGAATCTCCGAAGCGAAGCTCTGCGAGCGCATAGGAATAACCGGCTCGGCACTGTCGCAGATACGCAAGGGGTACTACGCCGGTAACTGGGACAATCAGTTTGAGAAGATATACGCCTATTTTGAGAATAAGGCAGCGGCTTCCGAGACCTACAGCGAGGTAGAATACGCGCCGACCTCGATTTCTACACTGGTTTACAAGACAGTGCGGAACACACAGCTCAAGGGCGGGTTCGCGTTCGTGACCGGGGACGCGGGAGTCGGCAAGACGAAGGCGCTCCACAAGTACATAGAGGATCACCCTCACGACAGCGTGATGATAACGATAAATCCCTGCACCAAGAGCACAAAGGCAGTGCTGAAACTGCTGGCTCTGAACCTGGGAGTTCCGGTCACACAGTCCCGGGACGACCTGTGGATGAGCATTGCGGCGAAGCTACACGACGGAATGGTCGTTGCAGTGGACGAAGCGCAGCTTCTGACCTACGGCAGTATCGAAACGCTGCGTTCGTTCGCGGATTTCTTTGCAGAGCGCCGCCAGACCCTCGGCGTTGTTCTGGTCGGGAATCAGGGGATACGGGAGAAAATCGAGGGCAAGTCCCGGGAGCAGTACCGTCAGGTCGCGAACCGCGCATGGCAGCGGCAGCAGATAAGCACCGGGGACGTTCAGCCCGAGGACATCAAAATGCTGTTCCCGGTGCTGGAGGGCAGGGAGCAGGAACTGACGCTCCTCTACAAGGTAGCCCAGACCGCCGAGGGAATACGCGGAGCAGTCCGGCTGTTCGGGAACGCCTTTGACTCCGGCGACTACGACTTTAACGGGATAGTCCGCATGGCGAAGATGATGCACCTTGACCTCAAGGGCGCGGAAAAGGCGGTGCGGTCATGAAGCACGGAAAGAATCCCACCCGCCGCCAGAAGCAGAGCATTGCTTCCATCAGGCTGAATCCGGAAAACTGGCTCGTCTGCAAGGACACCCCGGACGAGCTGGTGCTGGAACACAAGATAAGCGGTAACATCAAGCGGATAAGAAAGGAGCTGCTGAAATGAAAATAGAATACATGCTTGCGTTCCTCGGCGGCGTTGAGCTGATGGCGCTAGCTAATGCGCTTTCGCTGGGACTGCTGCCCTGCCGGCTTCTGGCGTTGATATTCCTGCTTGTTGCCTTCGCGGCAGCAGTAATTATCGGATACTCCGCTTGTTACAAGCACCTGCGGAAAGCCGTTGACCGCCGGTCGTACCATGAGGGCGTGTGCAAGGGCATACGGATCGGACGTGCGGAACGGCAGTCCGAGGTGCAGAGGTTTTTAGAGAATGAATAGCCCGTTCGATTCAGAAAGAGCCTGCGAATGGCTTTACAATGCAGATTTGCAGAGATTCAGCCTTTGAGTGTTATATGATAGAGGTTTTTTCAGCCACTGCTTACGCTCTGGCTGACCTTAATGCGGCTTCCGGTAACGGAAACGGTTGCAAGCCCGATAACGCAGAGCAAGGAAAAATATAAGGAGGATTTTTATGGACAAGGAAGCACAGAAAAAATTAGCGGACGATTTTGTAGAGTTGCTTCGCACGACGAACAGGGACGGTATCGAGGAGCTTATCCTCTATCTTCAGGAGGAGACAGACTTCTTTACTGCCCCGGCAAGCGCAAAATATCACGGGGCATTCGCGGGTGGACTGCTCATGCATAGCATAAATGTATGCGCTGAACTTAGGCTCGACCCGAACAGCAAGGTTTATCCGCCTGAAACTATCATCATCGTTGCGCTGCTGCACGACATCTGCAAGGCGAACTGCTACCGCACGGAAAAGCGGAACGTCAAGGAGAACGGCGGGTGGGTCGAGAAGCAGATCTATGTTTTTGAGGACGAGCTGCCACTCGGTCACGGTGAAAAATCGCTGTACCTTGCAAGCAAGTTCATCAAGCTGTCGGACGAGGAAGCCGCAGCTATCCGCTGGCACATGGGAGCGTTCGACTGCGCGTTCCGAGGCGGCGACCGGGGACTGAATGCTGCTTACGAGAAGTATCCTCTGGCGGTTCTGCTCCATATGGCGGATATGAGGGCTACTTACCTTGTGGAACGGAGTGATGACCATGACAGATGAAGAATGGGAGAAAGTCGAGAAATCCCTGTCTAGACCGTATGGACACGCGAAATTTATGATAGACGGATACACCGTTGATATCGCGGTTCAGCCTGAAAAGAAACTAAAATATGTGCTGACGGTGTATGTAAACAAGAAATGTGCATTATACACTTGCGTCAACGACTGTGATATTCGCAGCAGGTTTTATTATCCGTCAAAGCATTCGTGCCTTTCTGCGGCTGACAAGCAAAAGCTGAAAAAAGTTTCGAAAGCCAGACGGGAAAGCATAACACAAATGGCGGCATACACCGCATATTCACCATTCTGGGGAAGTTTTTCACGAATGAAAGCACACTTTATCCGCAACAATCAGTCTATAAGACTTATTAAATGTTAGATGTATACCCGGGGGCATAGTCCCCCGCCTTAATGCGGCTTCCGGCAGCGGAAACGGTTGCAAGCCCGTGCGAACGCAGAGCAGGGATTACGCTGGGTACACCCGGCAGAAAGGAGAGTGATTGCATGAAATTCAAGCTTTACGACTATGATAACGACCGTTCCACGGACATAGAGCTGACCCCATCGCAGTGGAAAGAACTTCAGGCGTTCCTGAAAGAGCTGAAGAACCCGCCCACGCACGACTACAAGGCGGTTCTCGACTGTTTCAACCGGATATGCTCGAAGCTTCCCCCGGCGACGCGGCTGACCGACAAGCGCAAGCGCGCTATCTTCAAGGCTCAGAAGGATGGCTACGATCTGGAACAGGTGTTCCGGACAGCCGCTCAGAGCGCATTCCTCTGCGGGCGGAACTCCCGCGGCTGGCGGGCAAGCTTCGACTGGATAATGCAGCCGGGCAACCTCGTAAAGGTCGCCGAGGGGCAGTATTCGGACAGCGTTCCAGCGCCGCCGATGTCAGGCAATCCGTTTGACGACTATGGATAAGGTGAACGGCGCGGCATTCGTGAAATCGCTGGCAGCGGCGCACATGCAGAGCAATCCCCCGCTGGAGGGCGACTACATCGACGAGGACGGTCTGCTCCGCTGCGGAAAGTGCGGCGGCTTTAAGCGCAGCCGCATTGAGGTCAGCGGCGAGGAGATAATCGTGCCGGTCTGGTGCGAATGCATGACCCGCGCCAAAGAGGAAGAAAAGAAACGCAGCGAAACGATCCTGGCGAACATGAGGGCGAATGAACTTCGCCGGCTGTCGCTTATGGACAACTCACTGTCGGCGGTGCGGTTCACTATTGCTGACAAGTCAGGCGAAAACGCCCGCAGCGTGGAGATATGTCGCAGATACGCCGCAAAATTCCAGCAGATGAAGCAGGACAACCGCGGTCTGCTGCTGTTCGGCGGCGTGGGTACCGGCAAGACCTACACGGCAGCGTGCATTGCGAACGAACTATTGGCGCAGGGAGTGTCGGTCGTTATGACCTCGCTTGTCAAGCTCATCGAAAACGGTATAAGCGACCTTTGCAGCCGCCTGTCGGCGATAGACCTGCTTATCCTCGACGACCTGGGCGCGGAGCGCTCCACTGATTACGCTCTGGAGCAGGTCTACAACATCGTGGACAGCCGCTACCGCGCAGGACTGCCGGTGATATATACAACGAATCTCACGCTGGAGGAGCTGAAAAATCCCGCAGACATGCGATACGCGCGGATATACGACCGCGTGCTTGAGAAGTGTTTTCCGGTGGAGTTCCGGGGCGTTTCCCGCCGGAAACACGGCGCGCGTCAGGGGTTCGACGATATGATGGCGCTTCTCGGCGTGGATGACACTACTTAAACATCATTTAAAGGAGGATAAAACAGCATGGAAATTAAATTTAAAAAGCTTACCAAGTCCCGCGGACTGACTATCCCGCGCGACATGGCGGCGCACCTCGACCTTGACGCCGGAACTGCGGTCGACCTTACCGCCTCGGCTGACGGGAAACTCATCATCACAAAACATGTTGATACCTGCCGTTTCTGCGGCGGCGCGGATAAGGTCAAGCAGTTCGGAGGTATATTCTGCTGTCCGCTGTGCGCCACAAAGCTTTATCAGGAGGTAACGGCAGATGAGTGATATCGTTGACAAGGTGCGGGAGCTGAGCCGTATCAAGGCGGATATCGCAAAGCTCAACGACCGCCGGAAAGAGCTTGAAGCGTATTTTCTGGAGCGCGGCGGCGATGATGTAGTTGACACAAAGTTCAAGTCCACCGTGTACGCCGATCCGGATTCTCAGGCGGCAGTCACCTACACCGAGGCGCAGGTGCTGACAATAGTTTACCCGCATTACCTTAAAGAAACGCTGGGGGCGATGTTTCCGGATATCTTTGAGGAATCCGTCAAGACCGAAATCAAGCCGAAGAACAAGGATATTGAGCGCATGCTCATCGGAATGTTCACCGGGAATTACACCAGGTCAACGCCGGAGGAGATAATTGCGCAGCTCCCCTGCGGAGATAAGGCGAAATCCGCGCTTGCGAAGAAACTTAAAGGCGCGAAGTTCGAGACCGACCGCGACAACCTCATGAAAATCGGTGGGTTTTCGGAGCAGGACGCCGGAGATTACGCCTACTTGTACGCCGAGGCGGCGGTCTGGCAGACATTCCGGAGCGTTGCGGAGATGTCCGGCGCAGACGAAGCACGGCTGCTCCGCTGTATCAATCTCGGCGTTGCGGTGGACAGCTCCACCAAGATCGCGGTGACCTGATGGCGACCAAGGAACAGATCCGGCGGATATATGCCCTCGGCGCTGCCGCCGGACTGCTCGACCGGAGCGCCGGGAACGACGACAACCTCCACCTGTGGATAAAGCAGTTTTCGCTTAAAGACCACATCTCGGAACTTACCGAACAGCAGGCGGATTTCATCATCAGGCGGCTGGAGGAATACCGCTCGCAGGTCGCGCCGCTGCCGGAACTCATTACAGAGGAACAGCAGAATATGTGCTTCAAGCTGATGTACCGGATAGCCGAGATTTCTCCGTCGGACATCAAGCCCCGGGAACGGCTGAGGGGTGTAATATCCAAGGTGACCGGCAGAGAAATACGCCCGGACAGGGATATTTTCAGCCGGGTAACACGGGCGGAGGGGTCGGAGATAATTGAAATGCTCAAGCGGATACTCCGCTCAGAGCAGAATAAACTGAAAAGGAGTGATAAGCATGGGACTTGCAATGCTGGTAAAGAAGAGCCACCTTAACGCCGACCAGCAGGAGGTGGCTGACATCATCGGGCTGGAAAACTACCAGGCGCTGGTGGATACATTCGGCGGTTCACAGATCTGGATACCGAAAGCGCGATCGCTGGTGTCGTCCCCGGAAATTTCTACGTATATCCGGTCAAGGCGGCAGAACGGCGACACTCCGGAGCAGATAGCCCGGGAACTGGAGCTTCCGGTGTCGGAGGTAAGACGGCTTTCAAAGTGATTTATGGCTCATCGCAAACGCGGTGAGCCGTTTTTTTATGTCGTTTCGCTTTGTGATTTCGCTTTTTACAAAGATACATTTTTATAGTATAATATGCGTAGCAAAAATAACATTTTAAAGAGGTGATACCGTGGATTTCGACACAATCTATAATATGATACTTACCGTCGGCATGGGCGCGATAACATTCTTCCTCAAACGCAGCTTCGACAAGCTAGACAGCCGTGCGAGCCACTCCGATGTAGAGGAGCTTAAAAACAAGCTTGCCAGCCGCGCAAGCCGCTCCGATGTTGATGAACTCAAAGACAAGCTTGAAAGCGCCGACGAAAAGTACGCCAGCAAATCCGAGCTTAACGAGCTGAAAAAATCCATTGAGAAAATCGAGAACAACATAGATTTCCTCAAGGAAAACACCGTGCGGAACTCCGATTTTATCCGCACCATGACGCGGCTCGAAACAAAGATTGACGATCTCAAAAGGGAGTGATATAGATGGACATGGAAAGAGTACACCGCGAGAAATTCTGCGACAACAACGCCCGGGTGCTTCGGGCTATAAATACGCTGCGGACAAAATACGTCCGCATACGTGAGCTGGAATACGGTCTGGAGGTCGATGTGAGCGCTCCGGAGATAGCTGACTGCGTGAATTATCTGAACGAGGGCGGCTACATAAAGCTCCGTGACGTGGAGTTCCACAATGAAGTAGCCGACCTCGCCGACGCAGAACTGCACAGCCTTGAGGCTAAGCTTACTGCAAAGGGCATTGCGTTCCTGAACGGCAAGATTTCCGACCCGTGCATAAGGCGGTGAGTCATGAAACGTAAGCATAGCAAGATAGACAAGCTGCCGTCTGACATCAAGGAAGCAGTCGAGCAGATGATCCTCGGAGATTACACCTACCGGGACGTCTGCGATTTTGTCCGGGACACTGCCAACGTCACTCTGTCCGAGGCGGCGGTCTGCCGGTACGCGCAGGGGCTGAACGCCAGCGTTCAGGAGATTCGCCTTGCAAGCGAGAACATGCGCGCTCTGACCGAGGAAATGCAGAAGTTCCCGCAGCTCGACACCACCGAGGGAATCGCCCGGCTGATATCCCACAAGGTATTGCAGGCAGTCCAGCAGATGGACGAAATCGCGCTGAAAGAAGCCGACCCGCTCAAGCTCATCGAAAAGGCAACGGCGCTGATCAGGGCGGTAAGCCTGAAAAATTCCACGGATTTCAAGACGGCGAACCTCAAAAATGTGGCGTTCGAAAGCTTTAAAGAGGATATTTTCGACGCTATGGCAAAGGAGAATCCGGAACTGTACCGCTCGCTGGTGCAGTTCATCAACAGCAAATCGCAGGAGGAATAATGTACGTTATATATTGTCAGTCCGGCAAGGAGATGGCGGTCGTCCGGCAGCTTGCCGAAAAGAACATCACGGCGTATGCTCCACGCCGACTGGTTCAGGAGCGCCACCGCCGCAGGTGGGTACAGCGCGAAGTGCTGCTGTTCAGCGGATATGTGTTCCTCGATTCGGAGCTGACCCCGGACATCTGGCAGGCGGTCAAGTTCTGCTATGGAACGCTGCGGATACTCAGCCGCTCGCAGCTCAGCCAGACCGAGGAGGAATATATCAGATTCCTCTGCAATGACGGTCACGCGCTAGGAATAAGCCGCGGCTACTTTTCCGGCGGCGCGCTGCATATAACGGACGGCTTTCTGAAACGCTTCCAGCATAAGATAATTCGATTTAACCGGCGCGGTAAACGCGCTGTGGCGGACGTTACGATCTACGGCAGGCATTACGAGGTTATCCTCGGCTGCGAGATAGAAAGTCAGCCTGCGGTTCCGTCGATAAGCTCCGGAACTGCGAAGAATATTCCCTGATATCTGCGGAACATGTTCCGAACGGACAGGGCGAAGCTATATCATCATGATTTCGGGCGGGTGTTTAAAGTACCCGCCTAAAATCGTCTGTGAGCGCCGCGCACATTTCAGAGGATAGTTTCCCCGCCCTTGGGCAAATCGCGAATTTAAACGCAAATTAAGCGCATTTAAACGTATGTGAAAGAGGTGACAGCATGAGCAGGAAGAAAAAGAGCATAGAAGCCATCGGCGCTGCCATTGCCGAGCGCGAAAAAAACAGCACAGACCAGACCTCCGCAGTGCAGCAGCTTGTGGAGGCTTACTTGTCCACAAATAACGAGGCTAAGCGCGCTAAGAAGATAGCCGAGATAAAATCCCGCTGCGGCGGTCTGAACGAACTCCTGTCCCAGAACAGCGAGCTGCTGACCGCCGAGGTGGAGCAGGCGCTCCTGCGCGCGGCGACCGGCTATACTGTCACCGACCGCACCGTCAGGTGCGTGAACGGAGTGAAAACCGTGGAGACTAAGGAACGCCACATTCCGCCGTCCCAGCCGGCTATCGAGTTCTACCTTATTAATAAAAAGGGCGGGGACTACAGCCGGAACGGCGGCGGTTCGGGCAATGCGGACGGCGCTCTGGCGGATATTCTGGAGGCGCTGAAAAATGGGTAAGATAGCATTCACGAAAAAGCAGAACGACCTGATTCGGGTTATGAAACAGGATAAACTGCGGCGGGTAAATATCCTGCAAGGCAGCGTTTCGGCGGGAAAAACATGGATATCTTTAATAATATGGGCGTTGTGGGTGGCTACACGTCCAAAAGAATATCTGTTCCTTATGTGCGGGAAAACACTCCAGACACTTAAGAGAAATTGCCTTATGCCGTTACAGGCGCTTATCGGCGAAAGAAACTTTACATATTCACTCTCCGCAAAGGAGGGTTTCCTTTTTGGACACAAAATTCTCCTTGAAGGAGCGAACGACGAATCCAGCGAAAACAAGATCCGCGGACTTACAATAGGCGGCGCTTACTGCGATGAGCTGACGCTGTTTCCGGAGGGGTTCTTCGTCATGCTGTTATCTCGACTGAGAGTTCCCGGAGCAAAGCTATTGGCTACCACAAATCCCGATACGCCTACGCATTGGCTGAAGAAAAAATATCTGGATAATGAAAAGCTAGCCGATGAGTGGCTTTCCGTATTCTTCAGTATTGACGATAATACGACTTTGCCGCCGGAGTACGTTTCAGACTTGAAAAAAGAGTACACCGGCGTGTTCTACGACCGGTTCATTCTCGGCAGGTGGGTAGTGGCGGCGGGCGCTATTTACCGGGTGTTCTCGGATAATATCCCCGCGTTCGCCGCGCCGGAACCGCTCCCACGGCTGGACATGATAAACGTCGGCGTGGACTGGGGCGGCAACGGCTCGGCTCATGCTATGGTCGCGACCGGAATGACCTACAATTACGAAAAGCTCGTCGCCCTGCGGAGCGAGCGCGTTCCCGCCACCGGACTGACCCCGCAGCAGATATACAAGCGTATCTATGAGTTCTGCGAGGGCGTTCAGCGGGATTTCGGCAAGGTTGAGGACATCTACGCCGACAGCGCCGAGCAGACGCTCATTTCCGGTTTGCGGGAATACATAAAGCCGCTCGACCTGACTGTGAAGAACTCCATGAAACGCCCGATAATCGACCGGATCCGCGCAACGACCATGCTTATGGGCGGCGAAAGATTCCTGCTGACTTCCGAATGCGAAACGCTGCGGGAAGCATTTCAGGGCGCGGTGTACGACGACAAGGTTGTCGGCGAGGATATCCGGCTGGATAACGGCACCTCGGATATTGATACGCTGGACGCGTTCGAATACAGCTTCGAGCGGTACATTCCGCGGCTTATAAGGAGAGATTAATGAACGTTTTAAACGCGCTTAAAGGCTTATTTAAAGGGAAAGGAGGAGCGGGCGTGGACGACTTTAATATTACAGATTCGGCGGTAAGTGCGACCATGCGCTCTGCGGCTTCCCTCTGGTGGGACGCGTTTCAGGGACAGCTTCCGTTCGCGCAGACCCACAAAAATTTTAAGCCGCTGCCGACTGCGTACATGTCTACCGCGTATCTGGCACAGCTTGTCACCGGAGAAATCAAGTTTGAAATAGCGGACGAGAAACTGAACAGGCACGTCCAGAAGAATCTCCTGCCGAACCTCGACAGGATAGTTCAGCAGACCCTTGTCGGCGGCTACACGGTGATAAAGCCGTATTTCGTGCAGTCAGGCGAGATGTTCTTCGATTCCGGCACCAGCCGTGACTTCCTGCCTATGGCTCTGGACGAGAACGGACACGTCACCGAGGGCGTATTTTTCGAGCGTATCCGGTACCACGGAAAAATCTACGAGCGCCGGGAACATCACATATTCCAGAACGGCGTGCATACCGTCCGGAACACGGCGTACATCTACGGCACAAAGCACGCCGTGGAACTTGCGACCGTGCCGAAGTGGGCGGTTCTGCTTCCGGAAGGACGGATTCTCTCAGATATTCCGATGATAGCGACATTCCGCACGCCCTACGCGAACAACATCGACCTCGACAGCGAACTGCCGATAAGCATTTTCGCAAATTCCCTCGGCACGCTGCACGAGATAGACGAGGCGCATTCCGAGTATTGCGCAGAATTTAAGAAGATGTCCGCAAAGGTGTTCGCCGACCGCACCGTTTTAAAGGAAAACAGCGGTATTCCCGATGATTACTTTGTCGGCATAAGCGGCGACGGTACTTCCACGATGGAGCAGCAGATAATGGCTTACGCTCCGCAGATTCGCGAAACGGAGCACAGCGCCAAGATAAACAAGGAACTGCGGTTCTACGAAACGCAGATAGGCGTAAGTTCCGGAACGTTCTCGTTCGATACGCAGAAAGGTCTTGTCACGGCAACGCAGGTGCTGTCAGAGGACAGAACTACATACAATACGGTCTGCCAGATTCAGCGGCAGTTGCGCCCGGTACTGCAGGCGCTCAGTCAGATAATTGTGACATTAGCACGGTTCTACGGCGTTGACTGCGAGGACGGCGAGTGCGCAATAGAGTTCGGCGACAGCGTGTTCGAGGACACTGGCACTGAGTTTAACCGCCGCTTCCAGATGGTTCAGGCGGGACTGCTCAAAGCCGAGGACTTCAATGCGTGGTACTTCGGCGTTCCTACAGAGCGTGCGCGCGAAATGCTCCCTGAAATGACAAGCGTTTTCGGAGGTGAGTAAATGCTCACTCCGGAACAACTCCAAAATCTCCCGCAGGAACTGACCGACCTCTACGGACAGCTCTCCGAATTTATTCTGCGGGACATAGCCCGGTGCATTGCAAAGGGTGCGGAGATAACCGACACGGCGGAATACCAGCTCTACCGCGCGAAAAGTTTGGGGCTTTCCACGGACGAGATCGCCGCGAAAATCGCCGAGATTAACGGCAGTTCCGCTTCGGAAATAAACCGGCTTATCCGGGAGGCTGCGGCGCAGTCCGATGAGTTCGACCGCAAAATGCTCGGAGCTGATAAGGGCGCGGCGATTCCGCTGGAGGAAAACGCGCAGCTCCAGAAGCTGATATCTGCGCAGATAGCGGAAACCGCCGGAAAGTGCGAAAATCTCACAAACACGATGGGCTTCGCCGACCACGACTTCCTCGGGCGCGTTTACTACCTGTCCATGACGGACATGTACCGCCAGGAGATGGATTCCGCGCACATGAAAGTTGCGACCGGCGCGACGGATTACATGACCGCGATTCGGCAGGCTTGCAACAAGCTTGCGGCAAGCGGCGTGCGTACCATAGACTACGAAAGCGGGCGCTCCGACCGTATCGAAGTCGCGGCGCGGAGAGCAATCCTTACTAGTGTGGCGCATGTCACGCACCGGATATCCGAGCAGAACGGCGAGGAGCTGGGCGCGGACGGCTGGGAGATGTCGGCGCATTCTGGTTCGCGACCGTCCCACGCAGTTTATCAGGGGCGGCAGTACACGCAGGAACAGTATGAGCGGATAATCAAGCCGCTCATCAGCGAGCCGAACTGCCGCCATGATGTGTTCCCGATAATCCTCGGCGTGTCCGAGCCAGTTTACACCGAGGAGGAACTCCAGAACATAGATCAGCCGCCGTTCACCTATGAGGGGCGTAAATACACAGCTTATGAGGCGTCACAGCAGATGAGGAAGATGGAGCGCGCCATGCGAAAGCAGAAAGATCGCTGTATTGTCGCCGACGCTGCCGGGGACGAGGAGAGTTTCACCGCTGCGAGCATTAAGCTCCGGCGGCAGAAGGATATCTATGAGGATTTCTGCAAGGCTGCTGACAGCTACACGCAGTATGAGCGGACTTACGTCGCCGGGTATGACCGCAGACTTGCGGGTAAGACCGGGGCGGTTACGCGGAAGCAGCGGGAGTTTGAAAAGGCACAGATCCGCTTGACAGAAGAAAAGAATCGTGCTATAATTGAGCAAGAGAAACGGAAAGAACAATTCCGTTCCGACCTAAAAAGCGGCAAAATCAACACATCGCTTGACGTGAAAAATCAGAAAAAGCATATTATTTCACCTGAATGGAAGAACAATGTAAGGCAGCAAATAAAGAAGCTGCATGACGGTGACACCAAAGCCGCTTCTCCAAAGAGCAGACTTTTCAAAGATGTTACTCCGGAAAAGTTGTTTAAGGAGTATTCCGGCAAGGGAACGCTCCGACTGCAAAAGAACAGCACGACTGTTGATGAATTTGTTACTGCGGATTATCCTGTTGGTATTACATTTGACCGAAAGCTGCAAAAATACGTCCGAACACGAAGATTCCAAATCAGATATCAGGACGGCGGGTATCACTTATTCCCCGTTTCAGAGAAAGAAGATGATTAGTTATGAACATTTGTCAGAGGAACATTGACATACTGGACGGAAAAAGAGCCAGAGTTACCGATACAGACGGTAACGTGTATGTCGGCAAAGGCTATCAGCCTTGTATCGCAACTTATAAGGACGGCGAAGAGGGCGATGGAATCTGTTTTCTTTGCGACGATGGTTTAGACCTCATCTTCGCTGAAGATGAAATAGCGAATGTCGAGCTACTTTGATAACAGCTGTATAATAATTCCGCACTCCCAGCAATGGGGGTGCAAATTTATACCCTGAAAGGAGAAAGCCTATGCAGCACATATCGGAACGAATTGTAAACATAGCCGATCTGGAGAAGATTCTGACAGATATTCACCTGCTTTCGCAAATAGCACAGAACAGCTCCGGCGATGAAACGCAGAAGCTGCTCCATGAAATAGGAAGATTGGCTGATGAAGCAGCGAACTTCCAGTTCCGCCTTGAAAGTAGAATTACTACTATAGCCAATTAGTAATTCTTGTATCTTCAATTTTAGGCGGTGCATTGTGAAGATGAACGCAATCGCAAAAATCATTGCATATCATCCACTTGTATTCCTCTGATTGTTCATTTGCTGGAAGCTTGCTGTTTTCGACGATAGGGCACTTGGCGCTTTGAAAAACAGCGGAATAAGGATTTGCCGGGTCGTTATATCGGTACGTCACAAGAATCGGTAAATCTATATTCCATTTGTCACAATGAACTTTCATCGGAATAATAGTACAACAATCCATGATTTTGACCTCCTTTCTATACTATTATATTAAATCGAGTGTCAAACGTCAAGGTGTTAATTATCAGAAAGGAGTTCCCATGATCCAGAACAACCGATACTGCAAAGCGAAGCAGGCGGCGGTGAACGCGGACGCAACGCGGAAGCGCCAGCGCTGCAATCAGCGAGATCCGCCCCGGTACGTCAGCAGCTACACATACCACATAGTCATGCTACCCTTACTAAGGGTACATTTTTTTACCTGTTTTTAAGGAGGAAACATCATGGATAAGTTAAAAGCGCTCCTGCAGAAGCTCGGCATTGAGCTTACCGCAGACCAGACCAAGCAGATCGGCGAGGTGGTCGAAAAGGAATTCGTTCCCGCTGCCGAAGCCACAGCTAATAAGACAAAGCTTGATGAGCTGACTAAGCAGCTTGCCGCCCGCGACAAGGATCTCGCAAAGCTCAAGGCGGATAACAAGTCCGAGGAGCTGCAGAAGCAGCTCGACGAGCTGAATGCAAAGTACAAGCAGGACACCGACGATCTCAACGCTAAGCTGTCCTCTCAGCAGGCGGATTTCGCCGCAGAGAAGCTGTTCGGCGGCTACAAGTTCGCAAGCGACCGCGTCCGCAAGTCCGTTCTGGACGAGTTCAAGGGCAAGGGCTTCAAGCTGGAGAACGGCGAGTTCGTCGGCGGCAAGGAGTACCTCGAGGGTCTGAAGCAGTCCGAGCCGTCCGTGTTCGCAGCGGAGCAGAAGCCCGGGCTGTTCATGGGCAGCACGCAGAGTACAGAATCCCTTGACGCAAACAATCTTGAAACCCAGGTGTTCAGCGGATTCGGACTTAGCTCAAAGTAATTAAAGGAGGACAAAAATATGGCTTTAAACAATATTGCAGCAGCAGCTCTCTTTCAGAAAGCATGCGATCAGCAGATAATCGAGGGTTCTACCTCCGGTTGGATGGAAGCCAACGCAGGTAACGTAAAGTATACCGGCGGCAGAGATATCAAGATCCCGACCATTTCCACATCTGGTCTTGGCAATTACGACCGTAACTCTGGTTATCCCACAGGCAAGGTTTCTATGACCTATCAGACCAAGACAATGACGCAGGACAGAGGTGTTGAGTTCCTGCTTGATCGTATCGATGTGGATGAGAGCGGATTCGTTGCAACGGCGGCAGCAACTATGAGCGTGTTCCAGTCCGAGCATGTTATCCCGGAGATCGACGCTTACCGCTACAGCACGCTGTACAAGCACATCAATGCCGCTAATCACGCAAGCACTTACACTCCGGACAGATCCACGATTTTAGGCAACCTCAAGGCTGATATCGCGGCTATCCGCGATTCCTGCGGCACAAAGGCTCCGCTGGTCATTATGATGAGCATTCCGGTTTCTGAAATGCTTTCCAACAGTGACGAGTTCAAGCGTGTTGTAAACATGACGAACTTTAAGCAGGGCGAGATCTCGACCGACGTGCTTTCCATCAACGGCATTCCGATCATCGGCGTACCCTCTGAAAGATTTAAGAGCGCATACACTTTCAAGGACGGTACCTCCGAGTTCGGTTTCGAACCTGCGGGCGACGCTAAGGACATGAACTGGATCATCTGTCCGAGAACAGCGCCTATTGCGGTATCTAAGACAGACGGCGTTAAGATCTTTGACCCCAGCCAGACCCAGGGCGCTGACGCATGGAAGATAGAATACCGCAAGTTCCACGACCTGTGGGTGCCTGATAAGGCTCTTGCAGCTATGCGCGTATCGGTGGGCGCATGATCTACGCCGACTACGCCTACTACACCGATATCTACGGCGGCAAGGCGGTAAGTCAGGAGGATTTCCTCCGGCTTGCCGCCGAGGCTTCCGCATATCTCGATCGGGTGACGCTTGGTCGGGCTGAGGAACATTCCGAGGACGACCGGCTCAAGATCTGCTGCTGTGCGCTCTGCGATGTACTCACAGCTACAGCGGACACCGGCGGCATGGTCAAGCAGTCCGAGAGCGTGGGGAGCTGGTCGTATTCGCTTGCGAGCGGCTCAGCGGCAACAGTCGAGGAGCTGATGTACAAGCGGTGTCTGACTTGGCTTCCTGCGGAATGGATGTACAGAGGGGTGGCTAGGGAATGAGGTTTACAGAAACCATCACGGTCTACAACAAGATCCCGCAGCAGGGGCGCGAACCGGAGAAGCTCCGCCGCACGGTAGTTCACGGAGTATTCTGGGACTACACGACCGGAGCCGCATTCGGCAAATCCGGAAAGGACGACAGCGACAACGTTACGGTCATGATTCCGGACTTGCCCGCGCTGGTTCCGGCAGCGGAATGGTTCCGGAACGGATGTCCCGAAGATAAATTCACGCTTTCCCCTGGCGACATAATTGCCCGGGGCGAATGCGGAGATATCTCAAGCGCAGCGGAACTCGAACGGCAGCACACCGAAAAATTGATAATCACAGCGGTTCGTGACTGCCGGTTCGGTTCCGGGTGCTTACATCACTGGGAGGTGAGCGGAAAGTGAAAATCACTACCGACCGTGGAACATTGTTCACTACCGCCAGCGGCAAGTCTATTCTCCGCTGGAACGGCGGTAAGCCACCCACCGAGGAGGGTTTTAACCAACTCCAGATTTTCATTGACAGCACAGTTGTCCGGCATATGGATCCATACGTCACTATGCGTACCGGAATGCTGAAGAAATCCGTTATCCTCGGTTCCCGCATGGGCAGAGGCGAGCTGGTGTTTATCGCGCCGTATGCTCATAAGCAGTACTACCGCAACGGAAAGCTCAAGGGAAAGCGCGGTTCGCGGTGGTTCCACCGTATGTGGGCGGCGCTTAAGGACACCATCGTCCGTGAAGTCAAAAATTACGCAAGGAGGCTGATGCCGTGAAATCAGTTATGGACAGCGTTTGCGAATACCTTTCCGGGTGTCCGCTGCTCGACCCGAAACTTCCGGTCTACCTTGATTATGTGGACGATAACGACTGCTACTGTGTGGCTACGGTTCCGAATGCACCTTATCGCAAGGACATTCTCGGCAACCGTATATACACGGTGACGTTCCAGTTCGCATATCGCACGGCTATCGGCAGCGATGTGGAACGCGGAAAGAATGTTGAATTTCTGGAGCAGTTCTGCAGGTGGATAGATGAGCAGAATGACCGGCGCAGCTTCCCCGCTCTGGCGGAGAATCAGACCGGGCAGAGCCTCAAGGTAATAGAGACCGGCTGTCTTGACGAGACCGCCGAGGACAGGGTAACGGGCGTTTATTTAACGCAGCTACAGTTTATATATAAGGAGAGATGTTAACATGGCAATCACAGGAACAGGTGCTGTAGAGCGCGAATACAGCGTACTGCTGATACAGATCAACGGGATATGGTATCCCATCGGCGAGGACAACGAGAGCATGGAGCGTACCCGCAACAATACGGTCACACAGACCAAGAACATTCTCGGAAAGACCAAGACTAAGGTTGTAAAAGGCAATCAGGTGACATCAGTTTCGCCGTTCCTTGTCGCGAGGGACTCCGCGCTCGGCAAGGAGCTGTATGAGATAGATCGGCTGAACAAGCAGCTTGACGAGGTCAAGTACCGCTTTATGGAGGTCTCTATTTTTGATAAAAAGGGCGATGAAAAGTTCGCGGCATGGACGCAGGAAGCGAAGATCGACCTCAAGAGCTGGGGCGGTTCCGCTGCCGATGGGCTGACCGCTCCGTTCGACATCGTCTGGGAGGGCGACCGCACATACGGTATATATGACCGTGCGGCGAACACATTCACCAGTGACGGCGGTATCGAGGAGTTGACGGTCGTTTCTACCGCGGGCGGCTCTGCGACCAGTACGGTGCTGCTGGTGTCCCCGCAGCTCAGCACCGGTAATCATTATGTGTACAAGGGCGGCGCGTCCGCTCAGACTGTCACCGAGGGGCAGGACGTTACAAGCTGGTCTGCGCTTTCCCCCGGTACCGCGATAACCCTGACCGGGTCGCCGGCGACAATCACGGTAGTCGAGGCTGACGCGGCGGGCAAGGCTATTAAGGCTGGCAGCGTTACGGCAGTGTACGGGTCGTAAAGTGACATTTTCTGCTTGACTTTATCCTCCGGGTGTGATATAATATAAAAAAACATTCGGAGGATAAATGCTGTGAAAGATAACATATACCAGAATCAAATACTAAGTCCTGATTCATTAGATGATTTGGATCATTTATATTCAGACATATCAGCAAGTGAACCGTCTGCAGAGATTCGGGAAATACGTAAATATTCCGAAGAAAATAACCGCCTGTTAAATCAGATCGAACAGCATACAATGGTCATGACAATAATCATGACTATTTCACTGGCATGTTCTGCAATCAGCGTGGCAGCCGCACTGATAATAGCATTAAATCTCAATAGCCTTTAAAAACTTCAATGTAGCATTTCTTAAAGCACCCCTGATGATGGGGTGCTTTTATTATGGAAGGAAATATGAACACCATGAAATACACAGTTACCCCCGAACCCCCGGTTGATATCGAAATATCCGCCAACGGCGAAACACATCACATCAGCTTCTACCCGACAGACCTTGCCGTTCGCGAAAGATTCTACCAGACCTACGAAAATCTGAAGAACTACAAGCCCAGAGAATTTAAGGTCGTTGTCGATAAGAACGGCGTTTCGAACGCCGAACTGGAGAACGCAAAGGAGCTGCGCCGCTTTGCCGAGTTCATCGGCGAACAGGTGGACGCCATCTACGGCGAGGGAACAGCGAAAATTCTCACAGGCGGGCGCTGCGAGCCTGCGGAGCTTATTCGCTTCATCTGCGAGACTGCGAAGTACTTCACCCAGACCTCCGACCAGCTCATCAGGCACTACACCGAAGCGATTCAGGGCGGTGTCATGAAGTGAATTATCTTCTTGAACAAATGCCGCAGGCAGTCCTGATCGACGGCGAAGCGGTACCTATAAATACAGATTTCCGGATTTGCCTGCGTATCATTCAGGCATTGGAAGACGAGCGGCTCATGGAGCATGAAAAGCTTACGGTGCTGATAACGCTTCTCTACCCTGAACCGCCGAATAATACAGCCCTTGCAATTGAGCAGGGGCTGAAATTCTTAAATCTCGGCGAATCTGTTGACGGCGGCAAGGCTCGTCAGCAGATAGTTTACAATCTTAATAAGGATTCAGCCTACATTTACACGGCGTTTAAAAGCACTTTCAACATTGATTTAAACACCGTTGAAAATCTTCATTACTGGAAGTTCCGCAGTCTTTTTGCCGACCTCGGCAGGGACTGCTTTTTTAATACACTCATAAGTCTGCGGTCGCGGCAGCGTTCCGGAAAGCTTACGGAAAGCGAAAAGGAGTTCGTCCGGAAGAACCCGGAGATAATATCACTGACTGAGCATAAGCACAGCAGCGCCGTGCAGGACTTTATCTCGAAGATAGGAAGGAGAGGATAGCATGTCACAGGCTGACGGATACGTCCGTATCGTAACTCAAAATGATGTTTCTGAAGCGCAGCGTTCAACTGAACAGCTTGGTGATACGATTCAAGAAGCTCTGGATACAACTCCCGCAGACGATATGACGCAGGCTGTAAATGAAGTGCAGCAGGCGGCGGAGCAGCTCGGCGAAGCTATTCAGGATTCTCTGGATACCGCCCCAGCCGAACAGATGGTGGAAGCTGTGAACGATGTGCAGACCGCCGCTGAACAGCTTGGAGATACCATGCAGGATTCCATGAGCGCTGTTTCCGCCGACAAAATGACAGAAGTGCTGCTGGAGATCCAGCGCTCCATAGACCAGCTTGGAGTAACCATCTCTGATTCGTCTAACCAGATGGTAGAAGCCATCGGGAATGTTGAGGAGGGCGTGGACGATACCGGCGAGGCTGCGGTGAAAACCGGCGACATCATCAAGGCTAACCTGCTTTCCGAGGTGATAACAAAAGGACTGGAGAAGCTTGGCGACGCGCTCAAGGACGCCGCTTCCCGCACACTCGAAGTCGCTGGCAGCCTTGACAGCGCAGTAAACAAGATAGCTGCTGCCACAAATGCAAGCGCCGAGGACATAGAAAAACTTGAAGCTGTGGTCAAGCAGATCTACGGCGATAATTTCGGCGAGGATTTCGAGGACATCGCAGACAGCATTTCTAAAATCAAGCAGAACCTCGGCAAGCTTGACGACAAGGAACTTGTAAAGGTCACCGAGAGCGCATACGCCCTCAAGGACGTGTTTGATTATGATATCGCCGAGAGTTCCCGCGCGGTCAAGGCTATGATGGAAAACTTCAGCGTATCTGCTTCCGAAGCTTATGACTATATCGCCCGCGGCGCCCAGAACGGTCTTGATTACTCCGGAGAGCTGCTGGATAATATCTCGGAGTATTCCGTGCAGTTCAAGAAGATGGGACTTTCCGCAAGCGATATGTTCACTATCTTTTCCAATGGTGCCGAGAATGGCGCGTGGAATCTGGATAAGATCGGCGACTCAGTCAAAGAAATGGCTATTCGCGTTATCGACGGCTCGGACACCAGCAAGCAGGGGTTTGAAGCGCTCGGCTTCGAAGCTGGCAGCATGGCGGAAAAGTTTGCCGCAGGAGGAGTTTCCGCAAGGGTAGCTTTTCAGGAAGTCATAGCCGCTCTTGCCGAGATGAATGATCCCATCGCGCAGAATACAGCCGGCATAAATCTCATGGGTACCATGTGGGAGGATATGGGCGCGGAAGCAGTCCTTGCGCTGGGTGACATCTCCGACAGCGCGTTTGACTGCGCCGGCGCAATGGACTCGATAAAGGACGTAAATTACAGCAGTCTTAACAACTCGCTGGAAAATGTCAAGCGACAAATCGACCTGCTTATTGAGCCTATCGGCGAAAAGCTGATCCCGTCTATCAACGAAGCCGCAGACACAATTTCTGAGGTCGCTCAAAAAGGCGATTTAAAAGAAATCGTCGTTTCTGTTGGAAACTTCGTTTCAGGAACGCTGACTCTGCTTTTAAAGAATATAAAGCTGATAACTACAGCTATTACTGGGGTAACCGCTGCATTTATCGCGTTCAAAACGGCTGCAATGATAACTAAGGTAATTCAAAGCTGGCAGACTGCAATTCTGCAGGTCAAACTGCTTGGCACCGCTCAGGAATTTGCCGCTGTAAAGACTGCCGCTCAGAACGGACAGCTTACAATTCAGGAGGCTATATACGCTCTGCTTAGCGGCAGGCTCGACGCTGCGACTGTTAAGCAGATCGCGCTCAACACGGCTATGAGCCTGAATCCTGCTGGAATCGTTGCCGCCGCCGTCGGAATACTGGCGACTGTGCTGACTGGATTTGCCTTATCAGCTTCTAACGCTGCCGATGATGTCGATGAACTGAACGACAGCACAAATGATTTGAATCAAAAGGCAAAAGAACTCAACCAGACAGCCGAGGAATCGGATAAAGCCGCTAGTGAAGTTCATAAGCTTGTGAATGAATACAAAAATATCAAGCAGGCTTCCGACAACACCGAGGAAGCAAAACAGCGCCTGAAAGATATTCAGGATACACTTATTCAAACGTATGGTACGGAAGCAGAACAGCTTGATCTGGTAAACGGTAAATACAAGGAACAGCTTGATATTTTAAATAATGTTGCCGACAAAAAAGATGAAGTTGCAAGAATGGCGGCGAATGCGGCTTATTTTCAGGCTCGAGACATAATTCAAAATGGCTATTCGCTTGACATGTCCGAATCCGGTGCAAATTTTGCAGATGATCTTGAACGTTCTTTGTTTGAAAACTTTTTGGAATTGAACAAGATACCTGCCCGAATAAGCGAAGACGGGAAAAAGCTTGTTTTCCAAGCGGGTACCTCATACGCCAACATTGAAAAATACCTTACAACTCTTGGAAGCGCTCTTGAAAATGGAGTTAAATTCGGTGGAAACTCTAAATTGTATTCATTTTTGTCGAATGCTGCGACCGAGGTGCAGAAAGCAAATGAAGAATACATAAAGATTCAGGAATTGTATAATCAGTACAACAATATTCTTGGAGATTCACGCAGCGACCCATCTGCCAAAAACCCTATAACCGGTTCGCCTGTTATAGCCGCTGAGGAGCAGAAAAAAGGAATAAAGGCGCAGCGGGAATTTCTAAACAAGCGCTACGGTAACGGTGCAGCCGATGTAGATTGGAACGATTTCGATTCTATCAGGGAATTATATAAATATCGGCTGGATATGGATTACGACACAGAAGCTGAATATTACGCAAAGCTTGCGGAGCTTCGGGATAAATTCCTTGAACCTAATTCTGAAAAGTGGCGCTCTGTCAACGTTGAAATAAAGAAGTACTACGACAACTTATCTGCAGAGCAGAAAAAAGCCTACGACGAACAGGTTGCGGCACAAAAAAAGGCAGACGAGGAAGCCAAAAAAGCCGCGGAACAGGCAGCCGCCGAAGCCATTACCGCCCGGAAAGCGGCATACTCCGAAGAAAAATCCCAGCTTGAATTTAAGCTGAAAACCAACCAGATCACGGAGAAAAAATACTATTCCGAGCTTGCAAAACTCCGGGACAAGTACCTCGACAAAAACTCCGCCGAATGGCGCAGCGCTTTCCTCGAGACCTACGAGTATAATCAGAAGATAGTTCAGGCGAACAAGGACGCTCTGGAGCAGCTTCTGAACGATACCAGTGACACTACCCTGTCCGCGCTGGAGAAGATAGTTTCCGCCCGGGACAGCCTGACGGCTAAGCTTACGGACTTCAACAAAACGTTCGAAAAAGTCACCGAAACCATTCCAGAAACGGTGGCGGTCAAGGGTGATTTCACTATCACCACTGCCGAGCATGATGTCGAGACCTACAAAATGGGCGCTGACAGCATTGAGGATAACATCAAGGTTCTTGAGGAATACGGCGCAATGCTGGACGCTCTCAAGGCGCGAGGCGCTGATGAAAGCACGCTCAGCTCCATACTGAACATGGATATTGAGGAAGGCATGGAGTTCGGCTCTAAGCTGCTCAATATGTCGGATCAGGCATGGAACAGCTATTTCGACAGCCTTGAGCGGCTCCACAGGACAGCCGCAGAAATATCCGCGAAATACTATCAGGACGAGGTCAACAGCCTCAAGGAGAACTTTGTGGACAAGCTCCGCAGCGCGTTTGACGGCATGACCAGCGACATGTATCAGGTCGGATTCGACACCGCAAAAGCGTTCGTCGAGGGCTGGAACAAGCAGCTCGGAACCGAGGATCTAACCCTCGGAGATATCGCTGCCGCGGTGAGCGGCGGAACGCTGTCCACTGCTCCTGTCGCCGCCCAGAGCATGAGCGCAGCCGGAACCGTACTGAGCGGCGCGACAAAGCTTATGTCCCAGATCGTAAACGTCCCGGTTTATATCGGTACGCAGAAGCTTGCGGACGTCATGGTAGATGTCACGAATGGCAAGATAATTCAAACCGGCAAAAATGTGCTTATGACTTGAGAGGTGATATTTTATGATGTGGTGGAACGGAGAACCGCTGCCGACACCATCCCCGGGGATATCCTTTGAGGAGCGTATCGTTGAGGGAACCAACAGTGGGCAGACCCTCGGCGGTTCCTACTCCAAGAAGATAATCGCCCGGAAAGAGGACGTCCGTGTAACGTGGGAGGGGCTGACCGCCGAGGAAAGCGCCGCAATCGGCAAAATCGACGCCAGCACCTACGGAAAGCTGACGTACTACAGCCCGTCGAAAGGCAAATTTCTGACGAAAACAATGCATGTCGAAAGCCATACGCAGGACATCAACGAAGCGGATATCCAGCTTGGGAAGTTCCATGGAGATATCAGCGTAACTGTGCAGTTCCGCGAAAAGTAAGGAGGCTTAAAGGTGTTTTTAATTACCTTTTCAAAAGCCGGTCAGGAGGATATCGTTCTGACCGAGGACGACCTGTTCGACTTTCAGTACGAAGCGAGCTGCTACTCTGGCGAGAGCTTCGAGCTTGGCGGCGTGAATGCGAAAACGCTGTACCTGCTCATTGATAACAATACGCAGCGTTTCTCCCGGGGCACATTCGCGAACTGCCGCGTAAAGCTTGAGATAGACGGGAAATTTTTCGGCTACTACAATACGGAGCTTCCGAAGCGCCGGAACGGCGTGATAGAGCTTACCGCATACGACGATATGGTGAAGCTGGACACCGAGTTCCCGACCGATTACACGTTTCCGCAGACGTTCTGGGCTGTGTATGCTCAGTGCGTATTTGAAGCCGGGCTTGCTTCCGAGGTGTCGTTCGACAACGTTGTCCTTAACGGTGCATGGGACAACGGCATTATTTCCGCTGATTACACGCAATATATCTACGCTAATTCCTGCCGCAATCTGGTGGCGGGAATGGCAGAGTGGAACGGCGGTTATGCACATATCAACGATGATGGGAAGCTCCAGATAGACAAGTTTTCCAAGATTGTGAGCCGGGAATACCGCTCCGGCGACCTGATGGAGCTTGACTACAGCGACGAAACCGTAACGTTCTCAAAGGTAAAGACCTCGCAGAAGAACAAGACCTATGAGATGGGAACGGACGATGGGTATACGCTTGTTCTTAATAATCAGTATATCGGCTATGGGCTTGATGATACGTCGTTCGAAACGGCGCTGGAGCAGATATACAACTACTACAAGGGCTTCGACCTTACGCCGATGTCGTTCACGCTTGCCGAGCCTGATTTTGACCTGCGTATCGGCGACAGAGTTAAGGTTTATGATGAGGAGGAGCAGGTAACTGTTGTCGGGAATGTTTCCAAAATCGTGATATCCGGCAACTGCTCTATGACTGTTATCTGCGGCGGGTTTGAGAACGTGTCCAGCCACAGTAATTTTACTCCGACTTCTTACAGTCAGGTTCAGCAGGCTAGTCAGGACGCGAAAGGTGATAGGACAGCAGAAAAGCTTGTGTCCCCGACCCAAACCTCGTATGCCGCGGTGCAGGACGGACGAGGGTTGTGTATGTTTCAGAACGGCGAATGGTGGGCGTTTCTTCAGCGCGCTAGTAATGGCTTTATGCTGAGCGGGACTAACGCGTCGCATCTGACTATTTCATCAGACTACCCCAAGCAGCTTGTAGAGCTTAGTTCCGGTAGCAACATGATTATTCTCGATAACCAAGGTGAAAAAAGCATAATGATTGAGGTGGATAATACTACACGACTGTGGGTCTACCAAAGGGGCAAGTTTTATCTTAGACCATCCGGACTTTCTTTCGTTAACAGCAAAAACATTACGTATAGATTTGAAGCAACAAACGAAGGATGGGCTATATACAGCACGACCGATGATACAGGCAGAAAGCTTGAGGCAAAGGCAGATGGGCTTTATTACAACGGCAAAAAGGTACTTTTGGAGGGATAAATCATGACATCAAAAACAATCGTCCTCACCGGCGAGGAAATCAGGGCAGATTACAGCGGCGGGACGAACGCCTGGCTCAGGAACGACGGCACGGCTACCGTGTACGCGTCCACTGCTCCGGGCGTTACGGCGGGCGCTGACGGAGTAGTCAGCATTCCGGCGGGACAGGCGGTAAGGATTGACGGGGCTTGCAGGACAGTGTACCTGCTCGGCACCGGCGGCTCGGTTCAGCTTGTAGGCTCGGACTACACCGCATGCCCTTTTAAGACGTCCACATCGGCAGGCGGCGAGAGCGGTGTGGACGAGGTGGCAAGAGCCGCCATAGAAGCGCACGCGGGCAACGCGGATATCCACGTTACCGCCACTGAAAAGGCAGCGTGGAACGCGGTGAATTACAGCAATCCGAACCTGCTGATAAATCCGGATTTCCGTATAAATCAGCGCGGGCAGGCTGAATACACCTCCGGCTACACGGTCGACAGATGGTATTCTCCCGGGAAGTGCAGCGCAGCGCCGATTTCCGGCGGTGTAAAGCTCACCTCTACGGTAACAGCGTCGTCAACAACCCACGCTTTTTGGCAGGATTTTGAGTTCCCGCTTCCACCGGGAAAATACACGCTATCTCTCAAGGCAGCGGACGTCACCGGAGTATGGGCCGCGCGTATCCGCACTGTGACCGCAGCTGGGGACTACGTTGACAGCTACTATACTCCCAGGCTTCAGGCTGGCATAAACAGTGTGACGGTAGATCTACCTGACAGCGAGTACATATCAGCGGTATCCGTGAGCCTGAACAAAGGCATCGAAATTGGAGATTCGCTTACCATTGAGTGGATGAAGCTGGAGAATGGCTCTGCAACACTGTTTGTTCATCCCGACCTGGCGACCGAGCTTGAGAAGTGTCAGCGTTTCTATCAGATACGGAGCACGAACGATATCGACCCGCTCGACCTGCGCCCAAGCATGAGGGCGATAACAGATGTCAAGGCAGTAGAAGGAGGATACGCATATGTCGCAGAATTATGATGAAATCATCGAACCGCGCGAAAATGACGAGCAGCGTGCTGCTCGGGAAAATCGGCTCAGAGCCGCCAAGATATCCCGGAGATTTTCCGAAATCGACCGGGCAAGAATACGCCCGCTCGCGGCAATAGTCGCGGGCGTCGACACTGGCGAGGACAAGAGCAGGCTCAAGGCGCTTGAGGAAGAAGCGGCACAGCTCCGCGCGGAGCTTGCAGATATGGAGGATAAAGATGAAAATAATTGATAAGCTCATTCCTATTAATAAGTATAACCGCCCAGGAAGCAAGTCAACTCCGAAGCGCATATGTGTGCATTATACCGGACAGGCTGGAACTGATGCGGACAGGTTGGCGCTGTTTTATTCGAATGTCGCAACGGGAAGATTTCCTAATAAGCCGAACAACTGGACGAGCACGCAGTACATAGTCGGACTGAACGGCAAGGTAATCCGTGTTGTTCCCGATAACGAGACAGCCTATGCCGCAAGTGGCAAAAACGCCGGAACGCTGCATATCGAGGTCTGCTATTCAAAGGCAAGCGGAGAATTTGAAACAGCGTCTATGTCGGCTCTGCGCGAACTGGTACAGTACCTTATGAAGAAGTACAATATCTCGGCTGGAAATGTCCTGCGGCACTATGACCTGACAGGTAAATACTGCCCGTGGTACTATGTTGATGAGAACCGCTGGGCTGTTCTGCATGAATACATTACGTCCGCTGCTGTCAAGCCGAAGAAGCTGTATCGTGTTCAGGTCGGAGCATTCAGCAGCAGGGAGAATGCCGAGCAGTATATGAATAAGGTAAAAGCCGCAGGATTCGGCGCTTTTATTGTGGAGGTGGATAATAATGCTTAACAAGCTGGCTAAGCTTATAAACGTTAAATCTATCGTTACGCTGGTACTTACCGGCGTATTTTCTTACCTTGCTATCACTGGTAAAATCGCGGTAGACAACTTCACGGACATGTTCCAGATCATCATGATCTTCTACTTCGGAACACAGTCTGGAAAGGCTGAGGCTTCCGCTTCGAAGTCAGAGTGATTTGACCGCCGTTTTGTGCACATCTAACAAAAATATAAAACGGCTCTGAATAAGTGCTGCTTTCTGCATTCTTTTCAAGCCGTTTTGCTGATTTTCTTTTCTAAAATGGCATTATAAAGCCGTTTAAATATGTTTTAAATCCGCCAGGAAGTTTTTTCTCTGGCGGATTTTTTGTATTTTGCTTGTCAGTTTTTTGCGTTTTGCGTGGCAGACTACAGTAAGTGATGTGCTAATTAAATAACTTTAAAGCCGCAGAGTTTATTCTGCGGCTTTTTCGACAGACTGAAGCATCTATACAGAAGCCTGTATAGGTGCTAACAAGATTGGCTCACCCTCGTCCTGCTCTAAAGGAAGATTGGGGTAGAGTGTTTTGTGCCCAAAGGGTAAACAGATATAGGACGTGAAGAAGATTAATATAAAAGCTTCACAGCTTGACACCTTCACACTACTCCTGCTCAGCCTGCTCCTCAATTATGAGAAGTACATTTTCATCAGCGATAAGCTTTTCAAGCTCTGCGGCAGATGAAACTGTCACACTATGGTATACATAGCTGTCATTAATCAAACCGTATGTCAGGCAGTTGTCCAGGACAAAATTCTTGGTTACACTGTGATTCGCATCGCGCAGCTCCTCCCAGAAGCCATCAAAGCTACACAAACCATTGAACTGCGTCCTATAAAACAATTCAGTATTGAAATAACCCGAGGCAGAGTGGCTATAAATTGTACCCGAATCCTTGCTCCATTTTACATCGGTATAGCAGGATATGCGCTCATAAACATCATCGGTTGCCGTTACCCCTCCCGAAACCACATCGTTTGCTGTTACAACGCACAATGTATTTCCGTAAAGGCTTGTTATCTTGTTCCAATCGGACACTCCAAGTTTTTTCTTATTCCCGTTGCTGACATATAGCTTGTCTGCTCCGGAAATCATTGTCTTGCCGTCGTTCACCGATTGAAACAGGAAGCGGCTGTCGTCAGAGAGTGACTCTATCTGCGCTTTCGTCAGCTCAGCCGAGAACGCGCCATATCCATTTTTCAGCGGATTGCGAATATACAGTTCATTAAACCCAAGCACTGTTAATTCATCATAAAGAGCTTGGTTCAGCTTATAAGCTATTTCGGTTCTTAGGCTGAACATACTGCGATAATCGTCGGATACAATATACTTATTGTCTGACGGATTTTCGGCTGAATTATTCTCAAAAGCAGGGTTTGGAATAATATTGCCGAAATAATCATTGCTCAAATATCGCCTGTACCCCTTTGAACCACCAAAATTAGTTTTGAGATAGCGTAGGAAAACGTCTGTTCGTTTATCAGACAAATCCTTGTATTCCTTATAGCTTCCGCCTTCATCATCGAACAACACATGAGAAATTACAGCGGGGATCGCATATTTTTCTTGTATCTCAAGGGATATTTCCAGAATGTTTTTGCCGTCAACCGTAGTGTTCCTGGCTGTTTCTGAGTCGTAAAAAAGGAAGTTGACACATATCTTTTCGTTTTCAGAAAATCCCGATAATTCCTCGGAAAGATGCTCAGTCACATTAACGGCAGCGGTGATATTTCCGTTCACTTTTGCTCCCGGGTATTTTTTGAACGAGCCTGCATATACTGCGCGACCGTCCGCCGATACACTCACGCTTCCCTTAACACTAAGGCTTCCGGGAACCATAACATATACATGCCCATAAACCTCAAGTCTGCCTTTTTTGCTTATAGCGAGTGCCCCATAATCGTGAATATAACCGCTCTTGCCAACAGTAAGCGTACCATTCACAGGATTCACCTTTGCGTCATAGTCCACCAAAAGGTCTCCAAGAACGGTAAGCTTTGCACCATTAGTGATTTTCAGCGTCTTTCTTATCTCCAGCGTTGAATTCTCCGGCAGTATTACATCACGGGATATCGTGACGGCCGAAGTAGTGTAATAATATGAGTTCTCTTTTAACTCAGTCTTTCCATTCCATTTTACAGCAGGAGTATTTTTTCTTGTGAAAGCATGAGGATTATACTGATGTATTACTTCATTCAAATGCAAGAAATAAACTTACGAATCCAATGTTTCATTGTACATCCAACCTTTCATTTAGATAACCTACCGAAAATATCATATCCACTTAAAGGGACAATCCATACGATTTCAGGATTTCCGTATTCTGCGCTTTGCGGCGTTCGATCTCAAGCAGCACCTTGGGGTGTATCACAGGGTCGTTAAAGAATTCATAATGCTCCACCGCTCTTTGATGTTCCTCCTCAGTGGTGGGTATGGTGCCGTTAATCTGACTTTCTAGCATACCCTTCAATTCTTCGTCATCAGCTACAATATATAGGAATCCTTCATCAGCATTACCACAACCGCCAAAGCTTAAGTCTCTATCGAAATTGTTTATACAACAGTTATACCCTAATCTTTTGAGATAACTTAAGCTTGAGCGAATATCAACAGCGGTGCTAAGCTGTGGAAGAATATGCTTTCTCGTCAGTTCCAGCGTATAATTCACTGCATCGTACAATGAAGACTCACTATTCTCATCAAACATAAAACGACATATGCTTTGTCCATATTCTTTGTCATACTCAGATTTTGGGGTGGTCATCCAATAAAATTTAGCAATTGAATACAACCATTCGTAATTATCTTTTGGCGACACACCCAAATCAATTTTATGCCTATAAACAGTGGCAATACCGCCTATAACATTAAATGCTTTCTTTCCCCGATCAGGGCACCACTCTTCCATATACGATATGATGTGAATAATTTCCCCTCCCGGAACAACCCTAACAAAATAAGGATATTTGCCCTTGATAAGCTGAAATCCAAGCGGCTTGAGAGCTTCCCCGTATACCTGCTTGAACGCCGCTTTAAGCGTGACCCTTTTCCCTGCGGCATTTTTGAAGTAAAACGGCTGGACATTCCTATCTTCACCCGCCAAGTTCATCAGCTCATTGAAATCCGCGTAAATGTAATCCGGATCAATTTTGAGTTCCTCCGCCATCTCCACCAAAGTTTCCTCGACAAATAATGCATTTTTTGCCACTGTTTCGGAGAACTGCTCCCATGTTTTGCCTTCTGCCAGAAGCGGCTTCCAAAATTTTTGCTTTCCTCTTTTCGGTTTTTCAACGCCATATCCCGAGGTGTCCCCGACAGCAACCCCATCCTTGCCGCCGTTCGGAGCGAAAAGGTGAATATACGCAAAGTCGCTGTCTATCACATCCATCATAAACGCGCTTGTTTTCAGCGCCGCCGACATATTCATTGCGTCGTCACCCGCCTTCAGGCGGTCATCCTTGTAGTCCTTGTTCACTAACGTGACCCAACCCTCGCCGAAGGCGAACACATACGACTGCTCCGCCTCGTCCTCCGAACACGGCACAAACCCGTGATTTTTCATAATGCCACAGAAAGAATTTATAAACTCTATCCTTCCGACGTTATCTTTTACGTGTACTGTTGTTGAAAATCTACCCATAACGACCTCCTCAAAAGTGTTATACTGTTACTGCTATATTATAACAAATTACAACTAATTTTTCAATTGATATGGGAAGATATGTAAATAAAAGCAGAAACAGCATAGACACATTCATTCAGTGCGTGGGCTTACAGAAGTTCCGGGAAATGCTCAAACACCGTGATTCCCTGCTGAACGCGAACCAGCAGACACTAATCGACGAGTACAAGCAGATAAACGCCGAGAAGCTCAAGGAGATACACAAGAAAATGCCCCTGGGCGGGTTGTCGTACTAA